GTTGACGATCCAAAAGAACTAATGCGGCAACTAAATCAAGCAGAAGCAGAAGAACAAGAACTTATAAATAAACTAAAACCAGAAGATAAAGAACTTTATCTTGCTAATCCTGGCCGCTATAAAATAGTTAGAGATGAAAGTCATGTAGGCAAGGAACTCTATACGTTGCGTGTGCCCAGTCCAGAAGAAATAGGCAAAGACGATGAACCAGCCGGTCCATTTACAGCAACAGAAGAAAAACTCTCACCAAAAAAACAAAAAATAGCCGGTGCTGCTCCACCAGCAAATAAAATAACCCGTGATGATTTTGATGCTTTACGGGCAGATAAAGAAAAAATAAAAGAATCAAAAACAAAAGATTTACTAAAAGCATCACAGGTTCTCCTAAAAGAAGTTGAGAGCAAAGATGCAAAAATAAACAAACTCTTGGAAGAGAATAAAACATTCGCTTCCACCATAGAACAAATGTCTGTAGCATTCAAGAAACTTGAAGAAGTAAATCTACTGAATGCCAGACTGTTTTATGAAAATCAGATCTTGAAAAGCGCCTCCTTGAATGAGCGACAAAAAACACAAATTGTCGAAGCTGTTTCCAAGGCTGATTCTGTTAGTGAAGCAAAAACAATATATGAAACACTAATCAATTCAGTGGGTGGTCATGCAAAAGAAGAACGTTCACCAAAATCACTGAATGAAGCGATTAGTAAAAAGAGTTCATTCCGTTTACCTCACAAACAAGCAGAACAACCAGTTGATCAAAATAAAGATCGTTGGTTGAGATTAGCCGGTATCAAATGATACCAAATATATTCACAGGAGTTATAAAATGTCAGTAATCAAAAAATTAACAGAAGGTATCGTAAAGCGTGACCTTGAAAAAGAAGGTGGCGCACTACTCAGCAAATGGTCAGACACAGGTCTATTAGAAGGTATTGGCGATGATCGCGCAAAAGCGAACATGGCTCGCCTACTAGAAAGTCAAGCACAAGAATTACTACGTGAAGCGAACACAATGTCAGGAGGTGATGTAGAAGGTTTCGCTGCGGTTGCATTCCCAATCGTTCGCCGTGTATTCGGTAGCCTAATCGCTAACGAACTCGTCAGCGTACAACCAATGAGTCTCCCAAGCGGTCTAATCTTCTTCCTTGACTTCCAATTTGAACGTGATCGTGGTGCAAACCTTTCAGGTTCTTCACTATTCGGTGGTGGTGTTGTTGGTTCACAACTCACTGGCGGTGTCAGTCTCAGCGGTCCAAATGCTGAAAACTCACTACGCGCTCTAAACCAAGGTTATTCACTACCAACCGGTTCTGGTAACGTAACAGTAAGTGCGGCAATTGCTTCCGGTACTTTCGGTGCTGGCGGCGCTCTTGACAAACTCTGCAAATTTGATGCTGATTTTGTCAGTGGTTCAACCACCGTAGCGGTATTCACTGTTCCAGTGGCGCAACTAACCAATCTTGATCGCAGTAGTCTTATTGCAATCAATGCAACACTACCAAGTGGTTCACTTGTTCGTCGTCTAACCTCCAAAACAGACTCAACCGGTCTTGTTGATGTTGGTGGCGATACCTACACCCATGTTCGCATTGTTGTTGCAAGTCTCAATGGCGCAGTAAGTGCTGCCGACCTTGCTACAAATGCTGGCAGTCGTGCTGCAAGTTGGCCAATTGCTGATGTTATTGGCAATGCCGGTCTTGATGCTCAAGGTGCAGTTGTTGCTTCACTTGTAACATTTGAAGGCGAAGCCAATATTCCAGAAATTGACATCAAAGTTGACAGTGTTGCTGTAACTGCCAAGACCCGCAAGCTCAAGGCAAAATGGACACCAGAACTTGGTCAAGACCTCAATGCTTACCACAATCTTGATGCAGAAGTTGAACTCACTTCAATTCTCTCAGAACAGATTGGTCTTGAAATTGATCAAGAAATGCTTGGTGAACTTGTCAAAGGTGCTACCGCTGCAACACTATACTGGTCACGTCGTCCAGGTAAATTCGTTGATCGTACAACTGGTCTTGCGATTGCCAGTGGTGTAAGTGATCCAAATGGTGCTGACTTCACCGGTAACGTCAGTATGTGGTACGAAACCCTCGTTGAAACAATCAATGATGTAAGTGCTGCAATTCACCGTAAAACACTTCGTGGTGGTGCAAACTTCGTTGTTTGTGGACCAGAAGTTGCCAACATCCTTGAGTTCACCAGTGGCTTCCGTGCCAATGTTGTTCATGATGATGCCAAGGGCACTATCGGTGCTGTCAAAGCTGGTTCACTCAGTAAGAAATGGGATGTCTTTGTTGATCCATACTTCCCACGCAACCTGATCCTTGTTGGTCGTAAAGGCAATAGTTTCCTCGAAAGTGGATTCGTATATGCTCCATATGTACCACTACAAGTTACACCAACCATCTTTGGTACTGAAGATTTCGTACCACGTAAGGGTGTCATGACCCGTTACGCCAAGAAGATGGTACGTCCAGACATGTACGGCTTGGTTGTGATCCAGGATCTCTTAGGTTGATCTTAAAATAAAACCTATATAAAGCAAGCCCCTTCACAGGGGCTTCTTTATTTGTTAGAATGTTTACTTATATGCAAGCAATCTATCAAATACGAAACAAAATAAATAATAAAATTTATATTGGAAGCACAAACAATATAAATAAACGATGGAATAATCATAAAAGTAAATTAAATAATAAAATACACGAAAATTCATATTTACAAGCAGCTTGGGATAAATATGGAGAAGAAAATTTTGAATTTTCTATAATTGAAGAAGTAAATGACCAAAATAGAATAGAAAAAGAAATTTTTTATTTGCAAGAAACAAAAAGTTACGAAAGAGATATAGGTTATAATTTTGATAAAAATCCTACAGATAAGAGTGGTAAAAACAATCCATTTTATGGAAAACAACATTCAAAAGAAACTAAAGATAAAATTAAACTAATAGCTAATAATAGAAGTGATGAACTTAAAAATAAAATGGGAGAGAAGAATAGAGGCGAAAATAATAGTTCTGCTAAATTGAATAAACAAATAGTAGAAGAAATAAGAAACTTATATTCACTTGGTAATGAAACATATAAAAGTTTATCAAGAAAATATGGAGTCGGTAAATCAACAATACAAGCAATTATAGAATATAAATCTTGGAAGCACATTTGAGCAAACTCGCCATGTTTCAGGCGGGTTTTCTTTTTGAACTATTCTAAAACTATTTATATTTGTTATGCTGATAATCAGCGGAGGAATAAACAATGTTTTTTTATAGTGAAGCAACAGGTTCATCTGGAACAACAGATCCAATTGAACCAACAGTTATACCAGATACTTATGATCCATACTTTGCAAATGTATCATTATTATTAAAAGCAGATGGTGCAAACAATAGTACAACCTTTGTTGATAGTAGTCCCAACAATCTTACTATTTCAAGATTCGGAGAAACTAAAATAAGTACAGTTAATAGCAAATACGGTAGTTCAAGTATTTATTTTGATGGCAACGGTGATTATTTGACAGTTCCTTCAAATAATAATTTGAACTTTGGAACAGGAAGTTTTACAATTGAAATGTGGATAAATCCAACAGTAGCATCAAATACTCAACAAAAATATCTTTTTGGCAAAAGAGCAAACGTAGCTTCCTATAATTGGATGGTCAGCCTTATGGATTATGTCAATAATTCTACTACTAGTAATAAATATAGATTATATTTTTACGCCTCATTCAATGGTACAAGCTGGGGAATTTCAAAATCATTTGTAGGTAGCCAATATATCAATCCAAACGTTTGGACACACTTAGCATATGTCAGAAATGGCAGTGATTGGAAGGCTTATATTAATGGTATTGGTTATTCATTAGGAACATCATCCGACAGCATTTCTTTTGATGCTTCAGCTTTTGGCATTGGAACAAATACTGGCGGTGCACCTTCTACAGCTAATAGTGCATACCGTGGATATATTGATGATCTAAGAGTGACAAAAGGTGTTGCAAGATATACAACAAACTTTACACCACCAAATTCACTTCACACAACTGGTGCCTGATAGAAGATGACAAATTTATAAACCCACCTGAAATATGGTGGGTTTTGTTTTTGAACTATTCTAAAACTATTTATAGTTGTTATGCTGATTTTCAGCGGAGGATTATATAAATGTTTTTTTATAGAGAAATAATGCAGAATATAATAAAAAATTGGAAACAAAAGCAGATTTTATCTGGTACTTTGGCAACAAACACATCTGACTTTTTTGGTAATTCTGTTTCAATGAATTCTGCAGGTGATCGTATCATTGTTGGTGCCGAGAGAGATGAAAGAATTAGTGGCGCTGATGCACAGGGTCTTGCTTATATATATGTCAGTGGAACTGGTGGGTGGACACAACAACATATTCTAAGTGGAACTTTAGCAATAGAATCTGATTTTTTCGGTGTTTCAGTTGCAATGAATTCCATAGGTGATCGTGCTATTGTTGGTGCATATGCCGATGAAAGAAGTGGCGGCAGCGGCTCTTCTGGTCTTGCTTACCTATTTGTAAGTGGTGCTGGTGGATGGACACAACAAAGTATTATAAGTGGAAGTTTAGCAATACAAGGCAGCGATCAATTTGGTTGGTCTGTTGGAATTAATTCCATAGGTGATTGTGTTGTTGTTGGTTCTGTAAGCGATGAAAGAAGCGGCGGTGCTACCAGCGAAGGTCTTGCTTATGTATTTGTGAGTGGTGCTGGTGGATGGACAGAACAACATATATTAAGTGGAACTTTGGCAACACAAGCCAGTGATAGATTTGGCTGTTCTGTTGCGATGAATTCCATAGGTGATCGTATTGTTGTTGGTGCAGAAGACGATGAAAGAAGTGGTGGCGCGGCCAGCGAAGGTCTTGCTTATGTATTTGTCAATGGAACCGGTGGCTGGACACAACAACATATTCTAAGTGGAAGTTTAGCGGGTGTTAATGACCAATTTGGCAATTCAGTTGCAATGAATTCTGCCGGTGATCGTGTTATTGTTGGTGCTGAGCAAGATGAAAGAAACACAGGTGGTTTCTTACAGGAAGGTCTTGCTTACCTATTTATAAGCGGAACCAGTGGCTGGACTCAGCAACATATTTTAAGTTCAAGTTTAGCAGCCGGAGCCGATAACTTTGGTCATTCTGTTGCAATAAATTCCACAGGTGATCGTGTTATTGTTGGTGCTTATCTGGACGAAAGAAGTGGCAGTGTAGCTAATGAAGGTCTTGCTTATATATATGTCAGTGGAACTGGTGGTTGGACACAACAACATATTCTAAGTGGCACGTTGGCAACAGATGCAACTGATTATTTTGGTTGGTCTGTTGCAATGAATTCTACCGGTGATCGTGTTGTAGTTGGTGCTCGTCAAGACGAAAGAATTAGTGGTAGTGCCGGTGAAGGTCTTGCTTATGTCTTCAATGAAGAATAATCAGTAAGCATAGTTACCAACATAAACCCATCTGAAATATGGTGGGTTTTCTTATTTTGAATAACATATATATGATGACTATTTATAATAGTCTATAGGAGACACACATAAATGTCTGTTCCAGTTCTTACTCCAAAACAACAAACAAGTGCTATTATATTGCCAGCCACAGGAACATTTTCTAATGTTGTTTCCAATCTCCCGCTAGGCGTATACGCAGATAGCACTGATTTTATCAGTGGAGCAGTAGATCAAGTTGCTTATACCTATAAAATGATAGGTGGAGATGTTCTTGATATAGAAATAACTGAAGGTCAAGTTTATGCAGCGTATGAAGATGCTACACTTACTTATTCATATCTTGTAAACTTACATCAAGCAAAAAATGCTATTGGTTCTCTTCTTGGCTCTCCCACTGGAACATTTGATAGTGATGGTGAAATAAAAAGTGGCAGTGCTCTTTTTGATCTTGTAAATCAAAATGGCTCTCTAAGTCTCGCTTATCCAATGTATGACATAACAGCAGTAAGAGATATTGCTGATGCTTTTTCACACGAAGCAGGTATTGGTGGAAGAATAGATATTTATTCTGCTTCTTTTGATGCTTCCCCAAATCAACAAGACTATGATTTACAAATGGTGGTATCAAGTTCAGCAAGCGATCCAAGTTCTCCACTGTTTGGTAAAGTAATTCCAGGTAACAGAATAACAGTAAAAAAAGTATTTTATAAGTCTGCCCGTGCAATGTGGAGATTTTATGGTTATTATGGTGGCCTAAATGCTGTAGGTAATCTTTCAACATACGGACAATATGCTGATGATAGCACATTTGAAGTTATTCCTGCTTGGCATAATAAACTACAAGCAATGGCTTATGAAGATAATATTTATACTCGTATTTCTCATTATTCATATGAAATAAAAAACAATAAACTTCGTCTTTTCCCGATTCCTGATTCAACAGATATAAGAACCTTTTGGTTTGAGTTTGCCGTTGGAAGTGGAAATGGCGCAAATATTGGTATAGGAAACTTGTCTGGTTCTTCTTATCAAGCATCGGCAAACAAAGATCCAAGAATAGGTGGTGTAAACAACATAAATACACTACCTTTTTCAAATATACCGTTTGAAAATATAAATGCCATAGGTAAACACTGGATTCGTCGTTATGCTCTTGCTGTGGCGAAGGGTATGCTTGCAGAAGTTCGTAGCAAGTTCCAAACAATACCAA